TGTTAGAGATGCAATGATCTCTTGGTCAATTTCAGCTGTGATTTCTTGAGCCAATGCAGCCATAACTTCAGCTTCAACGTCAATACCTTGTTGGGCTTGTGCGTCTTGTGCTGACTCAAATGTCCAGCGAGCAGACAATTTACGAGTTTTAGCTTCAACTGTTTGTTTCAAAATTTGGATACTCATTCTGTTACCAGCTTGGCCTTCTAAAGTAGCTGTTGAAGCTGCTTTAGCTGCTGCATCACTAGTGTTACCAGAATAAGAAGCCGCAATCTTGAATGGGCTTAATGCCTCTTCACCGGCTAGCACGTTAGCACCAGCAGATGTATCAGCATAACGCACACGCAAAGTGTGAATTTGACCGACTGGACCAGTCATAGGTTGTACACCAACTAGTTCATTAGCAATGACTGTAGGCATAACGCGGCGGATTACTGGAAGAATCACGCGATTTAATGTTGCAACGTTACCAGCAGAAGTAGCACCAGCAGTTGGACTTTCCATCAAATACTTGCGAGTATTCTCAAGGGTTACACCCATTACTGATTTTTTAGTGCCTTGTAAGCCTTCTAATAGGGCTTCCTTAGTTTCTGCCCAACGTCCGTTTAATAGTTCTGACATTTAAATTCTCCTTAAATTTTTAGTCCAGCAAGTTTACGAATATCATAGATATCAGCTGACCCACTGCTATTTTGGTTGTTGGAAATCTTATTTCCGGTTATTTCTTTAGCCTCTACTAGTGCCTGTTTCTTCTGCGGAGCCTTACCATTAATTACTGATGGCAAGTACTTTTCAAAACTTTCGTTTAGACGTTCTGTTTTCACAGTCTCCATTAACTCTTTCATGATTTCACGTTGCTCACTGTTAAGTGGAGCAAGTAACTCACTCATGATTTCTTTTCTTGTTTGACTCTCTTTAAGAGTACGGATTTGAGCTTCTTTACTTTCTAAAATTTGTTCTGCTTTGATAACAGCCTGAGCTGCTTCTTGCATTGCTTGATCTTTCAAGTCTATGACTTTGAGTAATTTTGCTGTTTCCGATTTTTCATTTAGGTAAGACGCTTGGTATTCTGTAGCAAAAGCTTCGAATAATTTGCGACCAAAATCTGCACGGCGAGCTGCTTCGATATCTTCTTTCAATGCGTGAATTTCAGAATTTAAATTCTGAGTCACTACTGATTCGACCATCTGAGCTGCACGTTGTACAAACTGTTGTTTTACCTTCTTGATTTCTTCACGACCTTCGCGAACTAAGCGTACCTTAGTTTCAGCTAGATCCTTTTTATCTTGTGTAAATTCTGTGATTTCTTGAGCTAGAGCCTCAACTACAAATTGTTCTAATTTGCCAAATTTACTTGCCATTGCTACTTGATCTTCGTGTAATTCACGAACTTCTGAAGCTAGTTGACGAGTAACAAATTCCTTCATTACTCCAGCCATCTTCTTACGTTCTTGTACTAGCTTAACTTTCATTTCAGCTAATTGTTTACGATCATCTGCAAATTCGACAATCTCAGCAGCTAGTTGTTCTGAGATCATGCGATCTACAGCTTCAACCATTGTGTTCTTATCGTGTTCGTATTTTTGTGCGAATTCTTCGCGTAGTTGTTGAGCAGCAACTTCTTTAGCTTCGTTAATCTTAGCTGCAAATGCTGACTCAATTGACTCTTTGATCTCTTCAGAAATCACATTATTTTCAAATAAACTTTTTAGTGCATCCAACATGTGATTCTCCTTATTATTGGAGTTTGTTTATTATTGCTAATAAACTCTCTTTGAGATATTTCTGTGCTTTAGGATCGCCTTTCACCTCTTGCGCTATACGTAAGGCATTTAATCCGCCCTTATTATTCATAAGATGTTCATAAATTGGTGTAGGATATGCTCCAGGAGCACTAGGTTGAGCTACCATATCTACTGTGATAATCTCAAAATCTGATACTTCACCGGATCCGTCATCTCTGACGTTTCCGGATCCGCGACTTGAAACACCTAACTTTACTCCGCTTTCTAGCATTGTACGAATTAGTTGTCCCATTGGTGTTGGAAGTATTTTCAACTTCCCGTAACCGTTTGGACCGTCCATCCACATATTAACTATCATATGGCTGACACGGTCCAGGTTAATTTTTAGATCATCTGGATGATCCACTTCTCCGAGAACTGAATAACCGTTTTGAATCTGATCGTTAAGGGTCTTAACAGCCTTGCCAATTTCATTAACAGGATAAACACGCTGGTTAGCGTTACGTATACCGCCTTGGATACAAATCCCAGACATGTATAAGTTTTTTCCTTCTTTGTCATCAGATTCAACGATCATTTTTGCTTCGTTGAAACTGAGATTCTCTCGGAGGTATAACATATTTTTCAATTAGTTATTAACGAACTTTGGTACTAATCAAAGATTTAGCGCTAACTGATTTCTCACCAGCACCTTTCTTTTCTGGACCATGTCCAGGTTCTTTCTTAGTAAAACCTTTTTTGCCAGCATTGCCACCTGGAACATTTAAGTTACCAGCAGCATCTGGATTTGGTGTTACTTTAGGACTAGCTAACCCGCCTTGTGTACCACCGCTTGTTGTACTAAAACTTTGTGCAATGTTCTTTGCAGAACCGCCCATATCATTTTTCATATTGTCAATAGTTGACTTTGTATTAACGCCGTTATCACCGTGTTTTGGTAGTGGTACTTTGTTAACATACTCGTTCATGTGGTGGTGAACATGGTGCATTACACCTTCTTCTTCCTCTTCCTCATGCTCGCCAGCACCCATTAAATCAGCTTCTATGTCAGCTGCATGCACGTCACCGTGATGTCCTGGGTCCATTTCTTCTTCGTGTTCTTCGCCTTGTAGCAATTGTTCAAATTCTGCTTTTAGGTCTTCTAATGCGTCTTCTAGGTCCATAACGCGATCTTCAATATCGCCTTCACCCTCGCCGTCTTCTTCGCCTTCTTCGTCACCGAATGCTGGCTCTTCACCATCTTCTTCACCGTCGTCTTCTGCATCATCTTCTGCATCATCTTCTGGCTCTTCTTCGCCTTCTTCATCACCTACTGATTCTTCTTCCTCTTCTTCCTCTTCATGTTTCTTGTAAGGATTTCCAGAGTCTTGATTGAAATCAGATTCTAATAATTCTTCGTAGATTTCACGGCTTTTGCCTACTACGATATTATGGAAAATTTCTTTTGCTGTTTCTTGATCTTCATTGATCAAAGCTTCTAGCATTGCTTCAAATTGAGCGCGGTCAGTCATGTTTAATCTCCTGTGATATGGTTCAAGGCTGTCTATTATTTACACTTTTATTAAAAAAGAGTATGGATATAGGCAAAAAACGACCTTTTTTAGCCTTTTTTTGTTATTGTGCAGGTGCTGCCGGTGGAGCAGCGTACATCGAATGAATAAATTCTAATTCGCTTTCTTGTTCTAGTATATGTGCTTCTGTACTTTTACGTAGTTCGTTAATTTGTCTTAATGTTAATCTAGTCTTACGTGTATCGTCTCGATGTAAAACGCTCGAGTCACGGGTTGGCTCGTATCGCAAATCATTTGCTACATGCCTTGTATCTGGATCAATATAAAACAATTCTCTTAAAATCATATTATATTTATGCTCCTGGTGCAGGAGCGGCACCACCGGGACCAGGAGCAGGAGCGGCACCTGGTGCTGCACCTTCTTCACCTGTTTCTGCTTGCATATCATCTGGTGCAGATAAATCTCCAGCAGCATCCATATCGCCACCTATACCGCTTGCACTAATACCTGCACTACGCAATTCACCAGCGGCATCAGTAGTTGTAGGTTGTCCTTTGCCGTTTTCTTCTGCCCACAAGCGTTCGTTTTCTGCTACTTCTTCATCTGTTAAACTTAAGAATCGTTTAAGAGCAAAACGTTTACTCATAAATGGAACAGCTTGTATTGTATTAAATGTATTAATACGTTCTGCATCGATGGCAGCTTGACGACTACTAGCAAAATTCATTGGAGGATTAAAATTTAATTCAAACAAACTTGAATCAATGTTAAGTCCTTTTCCATGTAAAAACATCTTGAATTCTTCATCAAATACACTAGTCATTAGACTTTGTAAACGTTCACAGTATTTGTTAAAACGTAATTCTTGAATATATGCTGTACCTACTCGACCGTCATTGAAATTACTTTGACTGTCGTCTTGTCCAGTAGGCAAATAACTACTTGGAATACGTAAACCACGGAATAATTTGTTGGTAAAGTATTTCAAGTCATCAATTTCGCCAATATTCTTACCGCCTTCTAGCATTGTTACGTCGGAACCTTTGCCGTCTGCTGTTTTAGGAAAGAAATAATCTTCATTAATGCTTAGAGGGTTGTATGCAGAGTCTATGACGTTCTGTCCGCCACCTGTTTGTGACGGAATACGGCGTTGATGTATTTCATTTTTAACACGTTCTACAAATGCCATAGCCAAGTGACTAGGCATATTACCTACGTCAATGTGAAAAACACGACGTTCTGGAGCACGTTGTATACGATAAATTAGAATAGCGTCTTCTAATAATTCTTTTTGTTTGTAAACTTTGTAAATATTTTCTAACAAACTGTTGCCAAATGGATAGTTATTATCTAATCCTTCAGACAAACTTAAATGTACAATATGTTCTGCATTAATAGCATTTTCAGTTTGTTGTAAACCAAAACGATTACTTGAGCTAGCTCCGCCTCCACCGCCCGAACCTGATCCAGTATATGCCTGTGGACCAGTGCCGCCTCCGCCTGCAGCGCCGCCATGATTTCTTGGATTTACGTTGGGTGTAATTTGAGTCGCAATCAAATTCATAAAGTTAGGAGCAATGTCTTTAATTACAAATTGTTCAGGTTTTTTACCTTCGCTTTCATTAACAATCACTTTAATAACTTTACTAGCGTCGATGTAACTCCATTTTTGATTTTCAGGATCTCTGATAAAGAATGCATCGCCAAATTTAAATGTATTACGAACAATACGAAATATTCTTGTGTCAAATTTTTGTAAGGTATTCCATTGTTGCAAATATTCGCTTAAAATTTTAACTTCGCTGTTAGTGGCTTTTTGTCGCCATTTAATAGCAAACGGATTCTTACTGTCTTTAAGTTTCTGAGTACAAAATTCTGCTAAAATATCTAAAGCTGCATTGACTTCTGGATCGCTATCCATTACTTCGTATTGTTGATAGCGTTCAATACGATTTGGACTTCCAGAGTACACATCGGGCAAATAACTGGAATAATTGCTCCTAGCAGGTCCTGGACGGTTTCCGCTATTTTGTCCGCTAATAGTGCTCACTTGGCCATTAATAGCTACTGGAGAGAAATATTTTTTCCAACTCATTTGATATCCTTATTAGAATCTATTACCACTTATAGATTTTGTTGCCTTAACTTGTGCTTGAGCATGCGACGCTGTTTCTTTAGTAGCTGCTAACAAGTGTGTCATAGTTGTATTTAAGTGTTCTAGACTCTTGTGAACTTCTTTTAGAGTAATTTCTCCAGTGGCTTTTTCAGCAGGATGATCTTTAGCTTTTTTGGCTTCTTCTGCTTTTTTGGCTTCTTCTGCTTTTTTGGCTTCTTCTGCTTCTTTCTTTTTAACTTCTTCGTCTGTGGGTTTTAATTTAGTTGCACTTGCGCTAATACTTTTAACATCTGGAGCTTTGATATTAGCAAACATATCGCCCCACATGTCCATACTACCGACATCTTTGACTTTGGCTGTTGAATTTTGCGCATTTTCCATGTCACGTTTGATCAACTCATCCGTAGTCATGTCTTTTACATCTTTAATTTTAGCTGTTGAATTTTGCGCATTTTCCATGTCACGTTTGATCAACTCATCCGTAGTCATGTCTTTTACATCTTT